TTATTAGGATATAAATTAACAAAAGTATTTGGAGCAGATAAAATAACATATCTGAGTCATGACCATTGTGATTCTAAATATCTATATGAATGTCAACGTGGGCAGATAACAGATGTACATCCAATAAAATTATGAATAGTTTAAAATCATCGGTAGAAGAATCGGGCAAATATGTTACTCAGATAATTCATTTTGTAAATGGAGTGAAGCGTACATTTAAACATATAGACTCCGGAACAATTAAACAAGGGCAGTTCACAAAAATGAAATGTAAAGATGGGCGTATGATTCTTATTAATGATGTTAATGTATTATGTATAGAAGTATTTAAAGAGCAAGATGAAGATTAGAGAAATAATGTTACCGGTATTGCGTCCAAAGGGAGGCAAAGAAGAATTAGATGCACTCAAAGAAGTAATTGAAAGTGGTTGGTGGGGCAAAGGTCCTAAGGTTGCACAATTTGAAAAAGAATTTGCTAAAATGGTTGGTGCTAAATATGCAATAGCTGTTACTAGTAATTCGCATGGGCAGGATCTAGTAATGAAAGCGTTAGAAATTGAAGATGGTGATGTTATTAATCCTACTATTTCATTTATGGCAACTGCTATGATTCCATTATGGCAAAAAAATATTACAACCAATGTAGTAGATGTTGATCCTATAACAATGTGTATCGATCCAGAAGATGTACGAAAATCTCTTACTCCAAAGACTAAGGCTGTTATAGCAGTTAACCAAGCCGGCGTTCCTGCACCCATCGATGAAATAAGAAAATTCTTTGATGGACTAATTATTGAAGATTGTGCACATAGTTGTTATACGCCTGGCGCTGGAATGAAAGGCGATGTTGCAATTTGGTCATTTCAAGCAGTCAAGACTATGCCATGTGGAGATGGTGGCATGATTACATTAAATGATGAAAAATTATATAACAAACTTAAAGAAATGACTTGGTTTGGAGTATCATCAACATTTTCTAGAGTAAGTAAAAATAAGAAAGATGATATATCAGGTAAGCCTGGGTATACATGGGACTATGAAGTTGATAAGATAGGATATAAATGTTATATGATAGATATATCAGCAACAATTTGTTTAGAACAAATGAAGAAGTTGCCTAAAAATCTTAAATGGAGACGTTATATTCAAGAAAGATATAATAATGCTTTAGGAAGTTTAATTCAAATACCTCCTTATTCAGATACAGTACAATATTATTGTGCAAAGGTGAGTGCAGATCATAGAGATGCATTAATAGATTATTTAGCTGATAAAAAAATTCATACTTCAGTACATTTCAAGCCACTACATAAGTATAAAATTATTAAAGAGCATATGACTCATAAGGATAAAGAATTTCCTATCGCTGATAAAGAATGGTTAAAATTAGTTTCATTACCAGTACATGCATCAATGACAGAAGAAGATATTGATTATGTTATTTATTGGGTAAAAAAATATTTTGAAGAAAGATGAAAAAAATAACATTTGTAATACCAAGTAGAAACAATTTAGAGTTTTTACAATTGGCATATGAGTCAATTAGAAGATTAGGAACTGTACATGAAGTATTAGTATTAGATGATGCTAGTACAGATGGAACAGCTGAATGGATAAAAAAATTAGCAGATCCAGATTTGATTACATATGTTAATGAAGGACCAGAAAGAATAGGTATAGTTGGTATGTTTGATAAAGGCATTGAAATGGCTAGAACAGATATTATAATGGCATATCATGCTGATATGGTTGCTGGACCTAATCTAGATGAAAACATACTTAAACATCTTAAGAAAGGAACAGTAGTGAGTGCGACTAGAGTTGAACCACCATTACATCCACCAGGCCCTGAAAAGATTACAATGAACTTTCATATAGGTAAAGAATGTGAAGCACATAATTTTGATTGGGATGCATTTTATGATTGGGCTGAGAATGTAGGATTGAATGATGATAAAACAACAGAAGGTATATTTGCTCCATGGTGTATGTACAAAGAAGATTTTTTAGCAATTGGCGGACATGATGAACTATTTGCTCCTCAATCAAAAGAAGATTCAGATTTGTTCAATAGGATGCAATTAGCTGGATATAAATTTATTCAGCCATGGGATGCATTAGTATATCATTTTACAAGTAGAGGCTCAAGATTTAATAAACATGCAGGAGGCGCGCCTGGTAAAAATTCAGAAGAGTGGCTTGGGACTACAACAAAGAATATGAGAAACTTTATTAGGAAATGGGGACATTCAGTTCGACATGATCAGTATATGAAGCCAATCATTCCTCCAAAGTATGACATTGGGTTTATTATCAATCAACCTAATTTACAGTTGATAGAAGCCCTTGAACCATGGTGTAGTACAATATATTGCGATGAGCAATTTACAATAGGTAGGTATGCAGATTATGTTGAGATGGAAGATACTTCATATGATTTGTATGAAAAGTTTAAACCATTAGATAATGAAAAACAAAATGGCATCCTAATTAAAATAGATGGAAATACTATAAACCAACAAGATTTTAATTATATACAAAATTTTGCAGAAATAATTGCAAATGACAAAGAGTTAGGGGAAGGTACATTCCAACTTGGTAACTTACAAATAACAATAGTTCATTTAAAACCAATAATAATCAAATGAAAAAAGCAATAGTAACAGGAGGCGCCGGTTTTATCGGATCTCATTTAGTAGATAAACTTATTGATATGGGAGTTCAAGTATCTATATTAGATAATTTTTCGACAGGGAAGGTAGAAAATGTTAATCCAGCAGCATATTGTTGGAAAGTAGATATTTCAGCAGCACCTATAGAAGATTTAGCAACATTTATGGATGGCGTGGATGTTGTATTTCATTTAGCAGCAATGGCAAGAGTTCAGCCGTCAATTGAACAGCCAATTCCTTATCATGATACAAATGTAAACGGCACACATAAATTATTAAATGCAGCTAGAATTGCTAATGTTAAAAAGTTTATATTTAGTTCATCAAGCTCTGTATTTGGTAACGCAAGTATCCCTACTACAGAAGAACATTTAAAAGACCCAATGTCGCCATATGCATTACATAAATTAATTGGAGAACAATATTGTGAATTGTTTAGTAAAATTTATAATTTAGATACAGTGTCATTAAGATACTTTAATGTATATGGAGACCGCATGTCATTAGATGGAGCATATAGATTAGCAATACCAATATTTGCATCACAGATGAAAGAAGGTAAGTCTTGTACAATAAATAATGATGGCAACCAAAGAAGAGATTTTACTTATGTAGATGATGTGGTGGCAGCAAATATAAAATGTGCATTAAGTGAAAAGGAATTCAAAGGAGAGGCATTTAATATAGGTAATGGTGATAATGTATCAGTTAATGAGTTAGTAGATATGATGGGCGGAAAAAAGAGTTACGGAAAAAAAGTTCTAGAACCATTTGAGACTTTGGCAGATAATAATAAAGCTAATCTAGAATTAGATTGGAAACCAAAAGGTAATTTACAAGAATGGATTAATCAATATATGGAAAAATTATGAAAACAATAGGAATAGTTGGACAAGGATTTGTTGGATCAGCAGTTAATGAAGGATTGGCTAAATATTATACAATTGAAACATATGATATAGCTAAAAAGAGTACATGTGAGTCTTTAAAAGAGTTATGTGAAAAGACAGGTATTGTATTTGTTTGTTTGCCAACACCAATGGAAAAGGATGGTAAATGTCATATTGGCATAGTAGAAACAGTACTTGATGAAATTAATCAGATAATGCACTTTGATGGGATTGGATTTACAAAAAAGACTATAGTTGTTAAATCAACTGTACCGCCAGGCACTACAGAAAAATGGAACAAACAATTTACAGCACTAGATATAGTATTTAATCCAGAGTTTTTAACAGAAGCAAATTCAATTGAAGATTTTAAAAATCAAAATAGAATCATAGTAGGAGGCCCTAGATCAGCTGCAACAAAAGTAGTTAGAATATTTAGAAAGGTATTTCCAAAAGTTCCTATCATTAAAACAAATTCTACTTATGCAGAAATGGTTAAATATGTTACTAATTGTTTTTTAGCTACAAAGGTATCATTTGCAAATGAGATGTTTGAGATATGTGAATATTTAGATATAGATTATGATAAAGTAATTGAATACGCAAAGCATGATGAGAGATTAGGATATTCACATTGGAGTGTTCCAGGACCAGATGGAGACTATGGATATGGGGGTCACTGCTTTCCTAAAGATGTGAAAGCATTAATAAATGTAGCTATGGAATTAGATTCAAATATAACTCCAACTATGTTAAAGGCTACAGATACTAAAAATAATAGTGTTAGAAAGAATAGAGATTGGGAAGGCCAAAAAGGTAGAGCAGTATTATGAGATATTATATATTATACCCAGATAGTACAGAAGCCGATACCGTTAACGATGTAAATCAATTAGGCGATGATAATGGGTTTGGAGTATTTTGGGCACGTGAAGGATTTAATGTATTATTAAATGCAGTCGACCAAAATCATGAAGTCCTAGGACATCTTCGTATTATAGATGAAACGGCAAAACGTCATTCGATTGAATCGTTCCTAGATAAAATCAAAAAACTTAAAGTTAGAATTCAAGACTAAAATAATGCCAAAAATTAGAATAGATAGGGTGGACGATTACCAACCCATCAAAGAAAAACGTCCACGACGAAAGGAGGAAAATTTTGAGGAATTTAGAAGAGATCCAAGTAAGCGTAATAAACGTAATAAGAAACAGAAGTCAGAAGGAAGGTAATTGAGTTCGTTATATATTTATTATAAACCAATCTAAAATTAAGGAGAGAAGGTAATGTATACAAGAGAACAAATTATGAAAGTTGTAGAAGAAAAAGGCTACAAATATTTTCATGATACCGCAGACAAATCATATGATGTTAATATCATAGGAATTAGAAATTCAGAAACAAAAGGTAGAGTCACAAATGCATTTGATGACTTAATAACAATTTCATATAAAGATGAAAATTGTGAATGGCAATATCATGAATTTGCTTGCACAACAGACCCAGGAACACATTGGGTAGAAAATATTATGAGAAAAGAAGGAGTTGCTGTACTTAAAGAAGGACAGTATAGAGGTTCTCATAAATTAAGATTACATCAAGGAAAATATTTAGCTTTAGGACAGAAAAAGGATGTCACTGTTTATAGAGACAATAATAGAGATGGCGTATATGATTTAGATGATAATAATACTCAAACAGGTTTATTTGGAATCAACATCCATAGAGCTACTGGTAGAGCTGGAAGGAAGTCTACAAGAGTCGATAAATGGTCAGCAGGATGTCAAGTCATAGCTCATAATGACGATTGGCATGAATTTTTAGATATATGTCAGTCTGCAAGAGAAATACATGGAAATTCATTTTCATATACATTGCTAGAGAGTAAAGATATAGCATAATGGTAATGAGGGCAACATTTAGCGGTAGTCAACAGATTTTTGAAGAAGTCTGCGAACATTGTGGAGAAAAGGTTCGAGATATTCATATATCTGAGATTACTGTTAAAGCAGATAATGATCCTAGATCAATTACTATCAAAGATAAGGATGATAATAATGTTACAACTAAAAAAATTACTGATAAAATAATAGAAGTTTCTGAATCTTATAAACGTAGAGGATTACTAGATACGGATGAAGCGACTGCGGCATTTTCAGCTAAGGCATTTAAGTATGGCATACGTCCAGAAGCAATGTGTAGTGAATCAATTGATCTAATTAATGAGGTAACTCAATCTTTTTGCTATAGAGTGGCAGCAACACCGGATGCTGCTTTTGCTACTAAAATAGTAGGAGGCAGAACATTAAGTGCAAGTTTAGCATTAGCAAAACTAACAGATACAACCGGCTCAAGAATGGGAGTTGATAGAAAAGGTAACGTTATCAAGATGCAGAGTTATAAAAGAGTTGCAATGGATACTGGTATCGCTGAAGCAGATGCTAATGTGAAATATAAAGGACCTCAGGAGACTTCATGGTTTAGAGCTTTAAGACCGGCAGATCAAAAGTATCTAATTGAAGGTGCCCGGGCAGTTGCTAACTTTGTAAGAAGGCACGGAGAAGAATTGTTAGAAAACTTTAAAGTAGTTGGTAGATTTAGAGATAGAGCTGAATTTGTAAGAGCTGTGAATCTAGACGGCGGGAGATTAATATAATGATTAAACTAACAGATATACTAAAAGAACGAAGGGTATTATCAGTATTTGATTTTGATGATACATTAGCTAAAGCTGATGCATGGATATATGTCCAAAAGGGTGGCAGAACTATCAAAAAGTTAGATCCGGCTGAATTTGCAGTATATGATCAGAATCCTGGCGAGACATTTGACTTTAAAGATTTTGATAAGAAGTTACAGAATCCTAGAGTAATCAAACAAAATATAGAATTGTTGAAGAAACAATTAGATAAAGCAAGACGATCTTCTAGAGGTGCTAGAAAGGTGACCATATTAACTGCGAGACGATTAGGACTACCAGTAACCAGCTTTTTAAAATCATTAGGCATAAATGCATATGTAGTACCAGTAGGAAGTTCAGATCCAAAAGTAAAAGCAGATTGGATAGAGAAACAAATCAATAATGGATATGATACAGTTTACTTTATGGATGATAGTCCAAAAAATACAAAGGCTGTGCAGAAAATGTTAAGACGATATCCAAAAGTTAAATCAATAGTAAAATTGATAAAAGAAAGTACCACATGAAAAAGATAAAAGAAGATTTGCCTATCAAATTAAAAGATTTGCTAAGTACAGTAGATATTAATAACAGTGAATTAGATGTTACATTTGCAGCCCATCATGGATTACAAGATGGGTCAGGGTCGCCATCTCCATCAGCAGGCGTCGATTTAGATACACTAGATACAGCTGATGATATCACTCCTGGGTATGAAGCAGTAGGAGGCGGAGATGAAACAGACTTAGATAATGAGATAAGTCATGAGTTTGGATTACCAAATGAGTCTAGGATGTCTTTAATGTCAATACTTAAAGAAGATAGGTCTGCAGAAGAATTAGGAATTCCAAAAAATAAGTATGTTAATCCATCACAGACAGAGTTAGATAATTTAAAACAAACATTATTTAATCTAATTCAAACAGCATATGCTCCAATTGGAGGACATCTTAAATTCAAGTCGCCTGATGATATAAAAAATCCAGATTTAAAGTATTGGAGAATAGCTGATATAGATTCAGACCCTGAGATAGATGTTGTTTATTTTGGAAAGAAAACTCCATTTGGAATTAAACATACTGGGATAGGACATGATGGAGAAAAACCAAATATCAAAAACTTACTTATCAAGAAGTCGGCAGAATTAAAAAGGCCAGGGAATTATGTAGAAGTAAGTGGAGGCGCATTCGATTCATTTGTTAAGAAAGGTAATGTTCCTACTATAGATGATGAAGAGACGATCAAAAAAGTATTGGGTTCTAGAAGAGCTGCAGAAACAACCTTCCATGGAAAACACCCAAAAGGTAACAAGCCTGGCAATGGGTGGTATACTAGAAAGATTGGTGGTAAAGAAGTAACTAAAACATTGATTGGGAAGGTATAATGGGACACCAAGTATTTATTAGACATACTTACATATACAAATGTAGTAATAATAAATGTAAAGAAGAATGGAAAATTAATGAGGCTAAGGATTTAGATAAGTTAAGATGCCCACATTGTGGTAAACATGATAGTGTTGAATATGTCCTTATTGATCAACGAAAGAAATATAACAGGAGATGGGAATAATGTTAAAATTCTACAAAATGTTAGGAAACATATTTGATGTGAGTTGGTGGGCAGATAAGATCAATTCTAAATTAGGATTGTATGAGTGGGCAAAGAAAAGTAGATTTCGTAAATGGCAAGAAGGATTGACAGGTTGGAAGTATTGGGCTTGGCAAATAGTAGGAGGTATAACATTTGTAGTTATTATGGAATATATATTAAATAAAATAGGCATGACAATGCTACCATGGAGATAAGAATGATAAAGCTTAAAGACATATTATTTGAAGCTACGATCAGCTACAAGAACGATACCACTAAAAAGAAAGAGTTAGGTATTGGAGCTCACTTTGTATTCTCAGGACGTCAGAAGATCGGAATGTTTCATGTAAAAGAGGTAGGCACCATCGAATTTGATCCAATGGATAAGATCAAACAAAAAGGCAAAGGACCATCACTAAACAATACAATCTTCATGTTTGGAGGGATGGCAATAATGCAATCAGGTCAAGGAATAGGAAGACAAGTGATACAAACAATCTTCAAAGATAATCCAAACATACAACACATAGCACTATACACAACAGATCAAGCAATAGGCTTCTGGAAGAAGCTGGGTGGGAAAGTGCTAGGAGAGAAGGATGGAACATACTACATGCAGATAGATAGAATATGATTAAACTAAAACAAATATTACTAGAAGGCAAGTTAGGCGATTGCTACCCAGCTGGTGGAAGACTTATAATGGAATTCTTTGGAGATAAAGAACACAAACTAGTACATGGTATGGTAAATGGTCAAGGTGCATTAGAAGGAATGAGGTATGGACATTGTTGGGTAGAATCAAGAGATACAGTATTAGATCATTCCAATGGAAGAAAATTGGAAATACCAAAACAAGTATATTATGCATTGGGTAGAGTTGATCCAAAGGAATGTAAATACTATACTCCAGAAGAATCAGCAAAGTTTATGGTAGATAAAGGTCATTGGGGTCCATGGGAAATGTCTGGTGATGTAGTAATGGCAGAAGATATACCAAATGCAAAGCCTGAAATAGGTAAACAAGATATGAAAATACCTAATGACATCTTAAATAAAATCCAAACATTTTTATAAAAAGCTCCTAAAAAATTAGGTTATTTGAAATATATTTCTTATCTTTATATATAATAAAAAAGATGAGAAAGATGCGAATATTGTTTTTACATGGGTTAGAAAGTCAACCTAATTGCCAAAAGGTAAAATGGTTACAAGATCAAGGACATTCAGTCCAGAGTCCTCAGATAGATTATCATGATGATAAATCATACGAAAGAATTTATAAATTAATTAGACATAACAATTATGATGTTATTGTAGGTTCATCTATGGGTGGATGGTTTGCATGGAACTTAGGTAAAGAATTAGGAGTTCCTGTATTGTTATTGAATCCGGCATTACATAGTAGATCAGTTAATCCTATCATAGGAGAGTGGGTAGGAGAAGAAAAGAAAGGTTCAAAGGTATTTTTAGCATTAGGAAATATTGATTATGTTATTGACCCTTCAAAGACGGTAGATTGGTTGAACGAAAATGATAAATTAGATTGGAATGCTAATAATATCAGAAGAGGTGCATATGGCCATAGAACTCCAGTAGAACAATTCAAATATATATTTAATCATTTTGAATCAGGTATTAATCAAACAAATGAGTTATATGAGAGGTTGTCGTAAATGTCATAAGCCTATACCAAAAGCTAGATTGAAAGCTTTACCAAATACAAGAGAATGTGTTGGATGTTCTTCGGTAGAACGTAATTATGTTAGAACAATTATCTCCGGTAAGACTACATATTCTGAAGTAGAGGTTATTAAGAATAAAGATACAAAAGAATATTTACGAAACTTAGATAGTAAAGGTAGACAAGGTTTTGGTTCTATGTTATATAGAGCAAGTAAGAATGAGCCTAGTCCAAAATCATCTTCATTATCATTAGGTACTAGAGTAGCAAGAAAGAAGCCGGAATATAGTCAGGCTAATTTTGAGAAAGTGTTAGGAGAAGCTATGGATTGGTTAGATCATGATAAAAATTATGCGATTGAAAAGATCGAAAAGGCTCATAAAGAAGAAACAATATCAGGCATTCAACGTAGAAGAGCTTTAGAAATTCTTGAAGTATTCAAACCAACGCCTAAAGTAATAGAAAAGAAAGTAGAACAAGTACATGTAGATGAGGAAATTTTGCATGCATTTAAAAATTGGAAACATTAAATATGAATAAATTATTAGTAGGAATATTATTATATCTATTTGGTCAGATATTAATTTGGTATCAAACAAATGGACAGTTCAAATGGAAGTGGTTCGAAGAACATCCATTCGCAATTGCATGTATATTTTCAATACCAATATCATATGCATTTATTATAGCAACTACTTATGTTGTTCAGTATTTTGACGGCTCATTATGGCCAGGTAGATTTATAGGATTTGCGACAGGAATAATATCATTTGCAATATTAACAAGCTTTTATATGAATGAAGGTATCAATACTAAAACATTGATATCATTAATTCTAGCAACAGCATTAGTTGCTATTCAAATACTATGGAAATAAGTAGCAATAGCATATTTATATTAAAATAATAAACTAGGGAAAAATTATGTTAAAACTAAAACCATTACTGATGGAAACTAAAAGTTTTCGTAAACTAATATCAGAACTAACAAGTGTTTACGGAGGAGAGAGTGAAGCATTAAATATGTTACAAACCGGAAAAGGATTAAAGGCATATAAATTAAATTGGACAGATGAAAGAGCTGCAGAGTTTTTAGCTGATATGGGTGGTGAAGAAGGATTCCAAGCAAGAGTGGATAAATTAGCATCTATATCACCTCCATCAGGAGCTCCAAAACGTATTGATATGCCAGTAATTACTTCAGACCAAGTTGAAATAGTTCAACAAGCAATTATAAAAGGTGAGTATGATGTATTTGGACCATATGGAGATGATGTTGATGGATCTGAAGACGGAAAAGGTAAATTTAATAAAGACCAATTTTCAAAAAGTGGTGCAGATTCTACATACATGAACGATAAAGACTTTTTGACAAAAGGAACTGAGGATGGTGAAGAAGGTGGTAATGCTGATATAGTTAAAAGTAAAGATACAAAGTTAGCAGCTAATTTGTTAAAACCGAGTCAATCAGCTATTTATCTTGAAAAAGCAATTGGTGGTGTTTTTGGTCAAGTGGGTGATCAAGCAAGAAAAGGTGTGGTATCAGGAATGAATCCTAATGATATTATTGTTGTTAAGGGTAATTATATTTTAGATGGTCATCATAGATGGGCAGCTGCAATGTTAGCTAATCCAAAAGCTAAATTGGAAGTTACATTTATTGATTTAGATATTAAGATTGCAATACCAGTATTAAGAACAATAGGGAACGCCCTAGGAAATTCGGGACAAGAATAATGGGACCAGCAAAATATTTCAATAACGTTATTATAGGACAATTTTCATTAACAGGCCTACGAACTAAAGTGTATGTGGGTGGTAGATATCTAACTATAACTGATGCAGATGATGTAGAAGATCCTACATTTGGTTTTGGTATGGAGGAAGATGGAGATATGCAAAGATTTGATTATAGGAATGTAATACAATTGTCAGTATCAGGAAATGTAGTTGATTTGGAAACATATAATAAAGGTATGGAAGCCAAATTTGGTGGCGGAGAAGAAAAGGCTGAGGAACCAAAAGAGGAAGAGCCAAAGGATGATGAAAAGAAAGATGATGCAGCAGCTCAAATGAAAGATCATCGTATGCCAAAGTTTGCAATGTTCGATCTACTTAAAGAAATAAGTCAAGAAGAAGTCGATGCTGAAGTAGAAGGTGCTGAAGCAGCAATGGATGCTGCAAAAGCAAAATTGAAAGCAGCTCAGGCATCTATGAAGAATACTATTAAAACATCAAAAGAAAAAATTAAAGCTGCAAAGTCACAACCAATTGATGATGGCGTTATTAAAGAAGATCAGGAATATACATTTGGTGTTGGTGACATAGTTAAAAATAAAAATGGTTCATGTCCACATCACGGATCAATAGGTGTTGTTAAAAAGATAATGACACTACCTAATGAGATGGGTACGGTTGCAATCTATACAGTAATGAATACAGGTACAACATATAGGCCAGGAGATAGTTTAACAAAAACAGTTGATCAATTAGAACCAATACAAAATATAGGGTAATATAATGGCAGACAAAAAAATTAAATTAGCAGACCTAGTTAAAGGGTCAGGATTTATAGAAATTCCAAAAAAGATATTTAGTCCAGAAACAGGTGATGCAGAAAAGGGTGGCAAGAAGCCAGTTGATTTAATATTACCAGCAAAACAAGAAATGGTATTACAAGCAGATACAGAAGAAAAACGTGGTTTGATTGTTAAATGGACAGATGGTAAAGGATATGAAATGCAATATTGGTATGGAACTCCTGATAATATTGTACCATCAGAATTAATAGCAGATGGAACTTCAAAAGGCAAGTCTGTTAAGAAAGCAATATTAAAATATCATTATAAACCAGAAGAATAAAAAGGAAAATTATTATGGCTAAAAAAACAGTTAAGAAAGCAGTCAAGAAAACTGCAAAGAAAGTTGTGAAGAAAGTTTTAGATTCAACGACAATCGACGAAAAGATAATGGAAAATATAGATGAGAACAGAGGTCTATATAATAAAATCTTATGTTACATTAAATGTTACGGTGGATATGTACTAGCAGTAGGTGCTGGATGTTTGTTTGGTGTTAATACTATAGCAGCTACATCATTCTTATTAGGTGCAGTGGCATGGGCTTATTGGCAAGTATGTAAATGTAAAGCTTGTAAAGTTAATAGCACTAGCGGCACTTGTTGTAATGGATAAGTATATTTACAGAGCAAAACTAGATCGAGTTGTTGATGGTGATACTATTGATGCTATGATCGATGTAGGTTTCGATATCTGGATAAAAAGAAGAATCAGATATATGGGAATCGATACTTGGGAATCTAGAACTAGAGATTTAGATGAAAAGAAAAAAGGCCTAGCAGCAAAGGCAAGAAATAAAGAACTTATTGAAACGGTAAGTTCTAAACCTGGCTATTTTAGACTTAAGTCTCATGGCGTAGGTAAATATGGTAGAGTACTAGGAGAGATCTTTATACAAGATGTAAATGGTGAGCAGATGTGTATTAATGAACAACTGAAGCTAGAAGGCCATGCATATGAATACCATGGTGGTAAAAAACAAATATTTAAGGGATAAGTTATGATAAATTGGATAAACGGTTTTGACGCCGGTAATAAAAAAGAAAAGTACTACTTACAATTTAGGTTAGGTACTTTTACAATAATAGAACTAAAATGGGAATCTAAGAAATTTAGATTCATGTTATTTAATTTGGGGTTTGAATTATGAGAAAGTTATTATTAGTATTGGCATTATTGCCAACAATGTTATTAGCACAGAATAGTTGGATAAACATACAATTATTAACAGATGATTATGCATCAGAAACTTCTTGGACAATAACACCTCCAGGCGGATATCCAATTATTGCACAATCTGATTCTATAATGACTGGCCAAACTCTATATGATACAACAATTGATCTAGGTGGAACTATTATTGTTAATTTATATGATCAATATGGTGATGGCTTAGGAGGATTTAATGGTTCACCGGAAGGATGGTTCCTTATACAAAATGATTGTCAAGATACAATTATGTATGTAGCAGGAGACTTTGGAACTTTATATACAGATACATTAATAATTGCACCTTGTGCTCCACCTGCACCAGATGTGCCAGGATGTATAGATACAAATGCATTAAATTTTGACTCACTAGCTACTATTGATGATGGTAGTTGTACTTATCCTACCTGTGGTGGGATTTTAACATCTAATGCATATCAAAATTGTTACCCAGGAGGACAAGCCTTAATTATATTTGAATGGACAACAGAAGCATATAATCCATCATGCGAAACAGTTAAGGTATGGTATACAAATGCAGAAGGTGTCGGTCCATATCAATATGGTGTTGGTCCTAATGCAACTAATTTTGCAGTAAATGCAGGTAACGGACAAATGCCACCTAATTGGTCAGTAGAGCATTATTTACAAGTAGAGTTTGCAGATGGTACTATGTCTGATACTATTACTTATACTCCTACTCCATGTATTGATGGTTGTACAGATCCAACTCAAGTATCTTATAATCCATGGGCAACTAATGATGATGGTAGTTGTGCAGGAACTGTATGTGATACAACAACCGAATACCAAATAACAATGGAAATTACATTAGATAATTGGCCAGGAGAAACATCTTGGTTAATGAATAGCTTAGGAGTTATTGATTCAGTACTTGTAGGTGAATATGATTTTAATGATATAGGACAAACATATACATATAACTTCTGTATAGATCAAAATGCAGGATTTGAACTAATAGTTAATGATGACTTTGGTGATGGTATGGCAGGTTCTACATCAGGTGGTACAATGGATGGTTCAATTGTTATTTATGATTGTGCAGGAGATACTATTTGGTTCATGGACAATCCAGGATTTGGAAATACTTTATATTCAGGAGCACAAGTTGGAACACCATGTCCTACAATTCCAACAATAGACGGATGTACAGATGATGATTATCAAGAATTTAATCCATTAGCAAATAATGATGATGGGTCTTGTACCAATTTACATATATATGGTTGTACTAATCCTAATGCATTTAATTATGATCCTAATGCAACAATAATGGACCTAGTACCAGATTGTAACTATGAATTATGGATAGGAGATGCTGGAGGTGATGGCTGGGGTAATTCTTATATAGGTGTATATCAAAATGGTATAGACTTAGGAACGTATACAATGGGGCCAGGAAATTATCAACAAACATGGAATATAATATTAGATCCTGGTGTGCCAGTAGAAGTATTCTATTTTGAAGTAGGTGGACCACAACAACCACCACAAGAAGTACAATTTCAGACTTGGCACAATTCATTTAAGTTGACAAATGCTAATGGAGTTGAACTAATGTATGAGGGACAGAATCCTTTTGCAAATAATGGACAAGGAGCACTTCAAGGATTTGATTCTCCGTTCTTTACAAAATATACAGCAATACCATTCTGTGGAACATATTGTATACCAACAGTGTTAGGATGTATGGATTCAACATCAGCTAATTATGATCCAAATGCTAATGTAGATGATAATTCATGTATTCCTATTATATATGGATGTACAAATGAATTTGCTCTTAATTATGATTCATTAGCAACTGTAGATGATAATTCATGTATTCCAATTGTTAATGGTTGTACAGATACGGCAGGATATAATTATAATCCATTAGCAAATGTTGATGACTTATCTTGTATTTATTTAGGTTGTACAGATGTTACCGCATGTAACTATGATGCAATTGCAAATGTAGATAACGGAGGTTGTACATATCCAATTCAATATTATGATTGTTATGGCGCATGTATAAATGATGTAGATGCAGATGGTGTTTGTGATGAGTTAGAGATTGCAGGTTGTACAGACCCTTTATCAATTAATTTTAATCCTTTAGCTACAGATGATGATGGTACTTGTGATCCTTATGTATATGGATGTACAGATTCTACCATGTACAATTATAGTATAACTGCAAATACAGATGATGGTAGTTGTGTGCCATTTATTTATGGATGTACAGATCCTACTCAATTTAATTATGACCCATTAGCTAATACAAATGATAATTCTTGTATACCGGTTGTAATTGGTTGTATGGATGTTACAATGTGGAACTATAATTCATTAGCAAATACATCATCAGGTAATTGTATACCATTTATTTATGGATGTACAGATTCAACTCAATTTAATTATGATCCACTTGCAAATACAGACAACGGAACATGTGAGGCATATGTATATGGTTGTACTGATAATACATCATTAAACTTTAATCCATTAGCAAATACATTAGATAATTCATGTTGTTATATTGCAGGATGTACCCAAGATTGGTCATTAAATTATGATCCGGATGCTTGTTTTGATGATGGTAGTTGTATTGATATAGTGATAGGATGTACTGATGTAAGTGCATGGAATTATGATCCATTAGCAAATGTATCAGATTCGACATCTTGTTTATATAATGCAGGATGTTATGGAGGTCCAGGAGTTCCTTATTGGTTAAATGATGGATGCTATGCTTGGGTAATTGATGTAGATGACTATTGTTGTACAAATGATTGGGATGCAAGTTGTCAATCAATGTATGACTATTGCCAATTAGGTTGGCCAACTTCAATAGATGAGTTGGGAGGACAGGGAATAGTTGTATATCCTAATCCAACAAGAAATATATTAAATATAGATACTAGATTAAATATTGATGTACAGGTATATGATATAATGGGTAAATTAATGTTTACAGAACAAAATTCTAATAGAATTGATTTTACAAGTGTACCAGATGGTATATATAATATGGTCATACTTTATGATGAGTTAAGAATAACTAAAAGGGTTATTAAACAGTAAGTAAAAGGGAATGAATACAATGAAAAGAATATTATACATTTTAGGATTAATATTATTAGCATCATGTGCCGCTCCAAAAGAGTGTTGTGCACAAGAAACTAAAGTAGATAAGTTTAAACAGAGTCTTAAGAAGACATTTAAGTTTGCAACATTTTATGGAGCAATTAATGGAGGTAATTCAGTTTCAGATGTAGATATATTTTCAGTAAACAATGGATTGTCTACTCAAACAATTGCAACACCATTTGATTATTCTATTACATTTGGTGTAAGAAAAATTGCTAGATTAGGATATGAAAATAGAGCAAATACATTTTACAACGGTACAGAGAATTCATTTAGTGATGCAGCAACAATTGGAAAGGTAAAAGGATTTGAGTTTTTGTTTGAAGGAGATTTTTCAAGACAACAAGGAACAAAATTCTTAAATCAAAATCATTTTTTAAGATATGTAGCAGATGATTGGATTGCTAAAGTTGAATACTTACAAGATGGGTTTGCTGATATAGAATATTTTGAAGCATCAGAGAGATATAGATATAAAATAGGAAATAAGCTTTCATTTAATATAGGAGCAGTTCAAAGATTAGCTGAACCATATGGATATGATCCTTTAGAAGAATGGTTATTATCAAATGGAAATTTACATTATACGGAGTTAGCAATACAAGAAGGATATTCAATACAGTTTGATGGGCAAGGTGGTATAGAATATTTTAATCCATCTGGTAATTTAGTAGCAGAAAATACACAAATATGGGAAGGAGTTGTTATACCAACAATGTTAGCTGACTATACAGAAAGAAAAAGAGATCAATTAGATAATACATTGCAACATTCGATAGTAATTGGATTTGATTATTATCATTATACAAAAACATTTTGGGTACATTCATGGGGTAATGTTATGCCATATCATTATGATGATGGAGGTGAGTTTTCATATCATGCATACAATGAAGGGCAGTGGTTAGATTATTCCGGAGGATTGATATTTGGATATAAATTAAATAAACACCTAGGATGTTTTATTGAAGGAAAATATAATAAGTATTGGAATAGAAATTGGCACAATTTTAGCGTTGGCGCCAATTATGTAATTTTCTAAAGGAGAGAGACAAATGGCTAAAGAATTATCAGAAGACTCGAATGTACAAGTAAGTATAAAGACCCTAGGGGGTATAGCAGTATTAATAGCAACAATTGTTGGAATGTGGTTTGCACTTCAAGCAGATATACAAGAGGCAAAAGAATTGCCAATTGCTCCTCCACCAGATGTTACTAGAATGGAATTTGATATGAAGGATCAATTAATACGTCAGACAATAATGACGACTCAACAAGACGTTTCAGAGATAAAAGAAGACCTGCAACGAATTGAGGAGAAACTAGACAGGAGATAGTTATGAAAAATTATTTATGGGACTCATCAATGAAATTGCTAACAGGATATATAATATTTCTAATAGCATTAGTAGCATGTAGTTCAGCAAATGCACAGTCACCTTGTGGAGATAAATTATGTGTAGTACAATTTAATGCTGGATGGAATGCTGCAAAGAGTGTTGATTGGTTAGATAAATTATCTGACTGTTCAATTAAGCAAATTGATATAGCAACAGATACAAAGGCAGCTGGTACATATAAAATAGTAGTAGTGCCTACAATTGTAATATATAAAGGAGGCGAAGAGGTTGCAAGATTTCAAGCAAATATTATGATGGAAATGGAAGCAACAAAAAAAGACGTTCAGGGGTCAATAGACGAGATCCTAATGGAGGACTTCTAATATTTATATAAAAGGGAAAAACAATGGCAGAATTTAATCACGGACAATGGATCAAGAAATATAAAATGGCGATCCATGAAAAAAATGAAAAGGTAGCACTTAAAGATTTATTACATACTACAAAGGTAGATGATAAGAAAGCAGATAAAGTAGACATCAAGAGAGGTGCTGAAAATGATTTGGCAATTGAAAAGGATAAAGATGGTAACGATGTATATGCCGGAGGATTGAGAGAAGATAAGGTTAAACCAGTTAAACCATTTCAGCCAGGTGATATGTGGTCTAATGATTTTGATTATGTTGGTATGTTAAAATATGGTGCTAGTTTAGAGATACCAGAAGGTGGAACTACATATATGTCAGGAACAACCGATCCTAAATATATTAAGATGCTAAACGATTTACATGCATCATTTACAGATGTTAATTATCATACAGAAGGAGCAGATCTAGGTAATGCAATTGATTGGTTAGAGGATGCAAAAAGTATTGAAGATTTAGAAAAAGCTGATGAGTTTTTAAACATGTTTAAGGAAGCATGTGCAAAAACATTAAAAGAAATTGAAAGAAGATAATATCATGAAATTAAAAAAATTACTAGAAGGCTATGCTTGGGAAAGAGAACCAGGAAAGGCATTACCGACATTGAAAGATGTAGTTAAAAAGCATAACACAATCAATGAAGTTGATTATTCAACAATGAAACTTAAATCTAATATTGATCAGAAATGGGATAGTACAGATACAATGATGGATGATATGAGACAATGGATAGGAGCATCAGTTCAAGCAAGTGGAGCAGAAATGGGTAAAGATTTAGCAGATGCATTAAAATTGATGATGAACTTCGCAGAGGGTGAATCTAAAACAGCTGGGAGATAATATGAGTATGTTCAATATATTCAAAAATAACAATGAATGGAATGAAAAGAATGTAGTAGGGTTTATTGCATTCCTAGTAATGGTTCTATTTGCCTCTTTAGACCTTATTACAGGTTATGTAGGGAAAGATTTAGTTATCAATGAATTTATATATGACTCCTTCACACTTGTTGTATTAGGTTGTTTTGGTATTGCAGGATTAGAAAAATTTGCTGGGAAGAAATAATGGCTAAGAAGAAAGGTATAGATGGAAAGGCATGTTGGGATGGTTATAGATATGCAGGAACCAAAGATGGTAAAGACAAATGTGTCAAAGTAAATGAAGCATTAGGTATAGAGATATGGGAACATAGTCAACCAGTAATGTTCCATGAAGCAGAATACCAAGGAAAGAAAGTGAAGTTAGGTAAAGTTAAGAGAGGTGGATCTAGAAAGTTCTATGTATATGTTAACAATCCAAAGACAGGAAATGTTAAAAAGGTTTCATTTGGAGATAATACAGGTCTTAGTATTAAAACAAAAGACCCTGTGAAAAGAAAATCTTTCAAAGCAAGACACAAATGTGATCAAAAGAAAGATAGAACAACAGCAGGATATTGGTCATGTAGAATGTGGTCAGGGCCAGATGCAGTTAAAAATATGTTAAAGAAGTGATATAATGAAAGAACTATATAAATTTAGACAATACCTTACAGAAGGTGTAGAATTTTCAATTGTTTTAACAAAAGATGCATTGGTAACATCAAATAATCGTGCTAGTGGTATGGGCGTGCCGGGGTCTGGATTTCAAACTACTAGTCAAGGACATACAAAAGTTCCTAAAGGCACATTCTTAATAGGTTTGCCAGGAGGATTATTTGCTGTCAATATGAAAGAGAAGTTTGCATTTGCATTAACGGGTGGTAGAAGAACTTGGTTAGGTTCTCAAGATAAATTGAAAGATAATGAGTATACTAATACTTCTCAAGTACCACAATATAGTCAGTGGAAACAATACTTAAAAAAGTAATAAAATGATTAAATTAAAAGACCTATACGAAAGATTTGAATTTGCCAAAGGCGATGAATATCAAATTCAAGGAACAACAAATTCAATGCAAGAGTTTGCTACACATATCAAGAACTTGCCAGAAGAAATAGGTTCAATCAAAGTTACCAATAGCACATTATCTTTTACTACTAGTGCAGATGATGTTGAATTCAAAAATAAATTTACATCTGCAGATAAAGCAAAAGTGATTAAAATCATAAGAGATTTATCTATAGAATTCAAGAAAAAGAAAGATCCTATATATCAATATGAATTAAGATCATATTTTGGGACATTAGGTAACAGAACACCAGCAGAAAATAAATTCTATATCAGCTTGAAAACTAAAGCCAAAGATGATTTTGGTGATAGAATGAGCCGTGGTGAGATGGGGTCACTCGACTAAAATTAGCCATCAAATTATTTGTTATTACGGAATATTTTTCTTATATTTATATTAAATAAGAAGTAAATGGAGATAGCAGTGGAAAATTATCTGGATCTAACGATTGAAGAAGTCTATGATGTTATATCAAACATCAATGTATGGCCTCCTTCCTTTGATCAAGATAAAAAAATAAAATTCATCAACTCCATGATTAAGTATTTTATAGATAAAGAGGAATATGAAAAATGTGCAATCTTACAAGGGATCATCAATGGATTGGAAAATAATAAGCAAACAGATAGACACGGCAGAGTTGAGCCAAACTGATCACCAACCTATATATTTAGTATATGTTAGAGATGGGTCTGGTAACAATATAGAAGCCAAAGAAGCATATGGTATAAACCATAGAACAGAAGTTACAAAAGAATTCATAGAAAAATATGAATCTCAAGGTATAAATAAAATAGAACATGAGTAATAAAGTTATGTGGACACAATCAACAACATATGGAGACATCGAAATTATCTGGGAATATACGAAGGCGTAGACGTAAAAGAATGAAACTTTATTTACTTGATGATGATGTACATTCATTTGAGTATGTAATAGATTCTTTAACATCCTTTATTCCGTTATGTAATTCATTGCGTGCAGAACAAATTGCAATGATAGTACATAATACCGGCGAATGTAGCATCTATTCGGGATTTGCACCAGAGATATACATGATATTTGCAACATTTCAAAAAGCCGGATTACAAGTACAAATTAGAGAATATAAACCAAAACGTAAATAATATGAAAGATTCAGTACAAACATTTTTATGGATAGCATTAATATTTTTAAGTTCAATTTATGTCATATCAACAATAGTTCATTATGAGAAACAAGTAGAAATATTAGAATGTGAAGTAGAAGACCAACAAAATTATATAGATAGTTTGATTCAATGTATTGATACATTGCAATGGGAAAATGAAATATTTGATCAAATAGAAAAGGATGCAACATTTTTATTATCAGCATTAATGATGGTTGAAAGTAGAAATAATGATTCTGCCCATGCAGTTGGAGAAGATGCTGTAGGCTGTTTACAGATTAGAAAAACAATGGTTGATGATGTAAATAGAATATTAAAGAGACAAGGAAAGGAATATGAGTTTGCATATAACGATAGATGGTCTAGACAAAAATCAATCATGATGTTTGAAATATATTGTGATCATTACAATTTAACAGAGCCGGAAGAAATTGCAAGATGTTGGAATGGTGGACCAAGGGGTATGCATAAAGATGCAACAGTGTATTATTGGAATAAGGTACAAGATCATTTGGATAGTTGAAATAAATTTTATATATTAATAATATGAAAACAAACGTTATAGCAAAATTAGAAATAGAAGGATTACATAATTGGCCAGCAGCTGATAAGGTATTTCCAGAAGTAGGGTTCCTATCACATATGCATAGACATAAATGGTTTATTACAGCTAAGAAGCAAGTTAATCATGATGATAGAGATGTAGAGTTTATTATGTTCAAGAGAGATATTATAGAATATCTAGAACATGAGTACTTTAACTTTGAATCTAGAACACATGAGTTCGGAGCTAAGAGTTGTGAAATGTTAGCAAAAGAAATTATGGAAGAGTTTAAATGCGTATATGTATCAGTCTTTGAAGATGATGAGAATGGTGCAGAAGTATATTTATAAATGATCGCTAGTAGTTATATTAGCTGCTTATATGGACCTGGGTTCGAATCCCAGCATCTCCACCAAGTGACAACTTACAATATGGGGATGTTATGGAATTGACAG